CAAGGCCTTACCGTCCAGATGGAATCGTTGAAGGTAAATCTCTTTTAGAGTTAGTCACTACTCCATCACCACCATCAGATCATGATTACAGCTTCAGAGGACTTCAATCAAAGCTCCATGGAATCCGCTACGGAGAGCTTGTCACAATTACTGCGGGTAGCGGAATTGGCAAATCAAGCTTCTGTCGTGAGCTTGCGACTTCACTACTTTCCAAACAAGAACGGGTCGGGTATCTGGCGCTTGAAGAAAGCAACCGTAGAACAGTTCTTGGACTGATGTCCGCAGCAGTAGGTAAATCACTACACCTTGGAGAACATGAACGATCTACTCTCACCGAAGCGTATCAGGCAACTCTTGCTAACTGGAATCTCTTTCTTTTCGATGGCTTTGGTTCTTTTGATCCTGATATTATCTACAACCGAATTGAGTACCTGGCAACAGGTCTTGATACGCGGGTCATCTTTCTAGATCACCTAAGCATCCTTCTCTCTGGCCTTGATGGTGATGAGAGGCGAATGATCGATGCGACAATGACCAAGCTACGTTCCCTTGTGGAGCGCACTGGTATTGCCATGTTCCTTGTCTCACACCTACGCCGTACCTCTGGTGATACCAATCACGAGGAAGGTGCACGGGTGACCTTGGGACAGCTGAGGGGCTCGGCTGCTATAGCCCAGCTCTCAGACAGCGTTATAGCCCTAGAGCGTAACCAGCAGGCTACATCTGGCGGCACCACCACTGTTCGTGTCCTGAAGAATAGGTACAGCGGTGAAGTGGGTGTTGCTTGCCATCTTGATTACGACCTGTCCACTTGTAAATTCCATGAAACTGAAGCAGATGACGAGTTCGACCCAACAACGGACTTCTGAGCAACCTTGGGTTGATTGCCCAGATGGATTCTCTTCTCCCCATCAGCAAGCAATGCTGACTCGTCCTAACCCACCTACACCTGAAGCAGTAGCCAAAGCACAGTTCGTTGATAAGACGTACGTGTGGAACGCTAAATGAATCTTGTCTTTGACTTAGAGACCGACGGTCTACTCGATGATGTTACCCGTGTCCACTGCCTATGTATCTACGATCTCGATGCTAAAGAAACGTACGTCTTCAATGATCAAGGCGATCAACAACCTATCACGAAAGGCGTGCAGATGCTTGAAGACGCCGACTGCGTTATTGGGCACAATATTATTGGGTACGATCTTGCTGTACTTCGGCATCTTTACCCCTGGTTCAGGTCCCCTGCTGCTGTTGATACTTTGGTTATTTCTCGTGTCATACATGCTGACATCTTGAAAGTAGACCAGAAGCGGAAGTGGAAACACATGCCGCTACAGCTGTATGGTCGCCACTCATTAGAGGCTTACGGCTATCGCCTTGGTGAATACAAGGGATGCTTTGGTAAGACCTCTGATTGGAAGGAGTGGTCGCAAGATATGCAGGATTATTGCGTACAAGACGTTCAAGTAACAACCAAACTATGGCATCACTTTACGAACAAGTTCCTGACTACATAAAGCTGGAGCTTGACGTAGCACAAATCCTCACCGAACAAGAACTTCATGGATGGTACTTTGACGAGCCTACTGCACGGGAACTTGCATCGACTCTCTACACCGAGCTTGATGGCCTTACTCGTGTACTACGGGAGCGGCACCCTTTCGTCGCAGGATCGGTCTTTAATCCTAAACGACCTAACAAAACCCAAGGATACTTTGTAGGTGCTGAATCAGTACGTCTGAAGGATGCGAACTTCACCAGTCGAGATCACATCGCCTGGATTATGCAGACCTTCTACGACTGGAAACCTACACAGTTCACCGACAAGGGTAAGGCAACAATCGACGAGGTAGTGCTGAAAGAGATTGGTACGCCAATCGCCTTACAGTTCTTCCGATGCCTTGAACTAACTAAACAGCTTGGCATGTTGGCGGAAGGCAACAACGCCTGGTTAAAGCTAGTCAAGGATAGTCGAATCCACCACCACTGTTCGGTGGCTACAAACACTCACAGATGTGCGCACCGTAAGCCCAACCTTGCCCAGGTGCCCAGTGATCTTGAGTTCAGAAAGCTCTTCACTGCCTCACCTGACATGGTGATGGTTGGTGCAGACCTAGCTGGTATTGAGCTACGTATGTTGGCTCACTACCTAGCTCGATACGATGGTGGTCGCTATGGGGAGATTCTCCTCAATGATGATATCCACCAAGTCAATGCTGATAAGATTGGCATCAGCAGAAAGTTAACAAAAACAGTTACATACGCATTCCTCTATGGCGCTGGCGATGAAAAGATTGGGCTCTCGTACGACTCAGGGCTTCCCAAGAACAAGGCGAGAGAGAAAGGTAAAGAGATACGTGCAGCTTATGTGGCTGCCATTGACGGCCTGGATCGTCTCCTTGCCGCTGTTCGTTCAGCAGGTGAGCGAGGCTTTATCAAGTCGATAGACGGCCGCAGGATTGCCGTAGATAGCCAACACAAGGCCCTTAACTACTTGCTCCAATCAGGAGCTGGTGTAGTCGCTAAGCGTTGGATGGTCCTTACACGCGAATCAATTATCCGAGCCGATATAGACGCTCATCAGCTCGCCTTTATACACGACGAACTTCAGTTCGAGACTAAACCTGAATGTATTGATGACCTTAAGTTCAGTCTCCTGTGGGCAGCTCAGTCTGCTGGAGAGTACTACAACCTCAGATGCCCTATTGCAGCCGACGCTAAGTCAGGCCATTCTTGGGCAGAAGTCCATTAAATGGTGCTCAGGGTGTAAGCAAGAAACAGATCAAGCTAACTTCAATAAATACAATGGCAGCTGGGATGGTCTTCAACCATACTGTAAGGACTGCCAGAAACAGTACAACAGACACTATCAAAAGGCAAGGAAGAGTGCTCCACCAAAGACACCCTGCCGTATCTGCGGTAGCGAAGAACAGCTCCGCATGGATCATGATCATGTCTCTGGTAACTTCCGTGGTTGGCTTTGCCACCGTCACAATGTTGCCCTCGGACTACTCAACGATTCAATCGACGAGCTTCACCAAGCCATCCACTACCTATCCACTAAGCACTAATGAGCCTCCTTATTGACGCTGATTTCATCGTCTACAAAAGTTGTGCAGCCAATGAAACTGAGATCGACTGGGGTGATGATGTAATCACTGTCACCAGTAGGTTCAGTCAAGCCTACGACATGGTGCAACGCGAACTTTATTCTATTGCTAATGACCTTGGGTGTTTTGACGACTCTATTCTGTTCTTTTCTGATAGTGTCAACTTTCGTAAATTGGTTGACCCAGCTTACAAAGGACACCGTAACCGAAAGAAACCGTGCGGCTATAAGAGGGTCATCAACAAACTCAAGGAAGAGTATCCCGTTGTAATCATGCCCACCTTGGAAGCTGATGATGCCTTAGGTATCTACGCCACCAAGGAAGAGGGGCACATCCTCTGCTCGCCAGACAAAGATATGCGGCAGATCCCTGGTGATCTTTATGACCTATCCACCGGAGTTGTCACTATCGACAAAGAAGAGGGTAGACACTGGCACCTCATCCAAACACTAGCGGGTGACCAAACAGATGGTTATGCAGGTGTACCTGGTATTGGCATTAAGCGAGCAGTCGCTCTATTTGACAAAGACGGTTACACCTGGGACACAGTAGTAAAAGCATTCGCTGAGAAAGATCTTGGTGAAGATGTAGCACTACAAAATGCACGCTTAGCAAAGATCCTTCAATGTGAAGACTATGATTTCACCAATCAAGAACCAAGACTATGGACTCCCAGCTCCAGTGACAGAGATGACAATGGAGCAGCAGTTCAAGATGAAGCAGATCGAAAATGCGCTGCGTAATGAAGAGACCCAGAAGGAGGACATCATCACTGTCTTCCTTTCTCTTCAACATCAGAACTTTGTCCTTAGTAACACCGTATCCAACCTAGTCAAGAAATGGCCCACAGTAACCTCGCAGGACCCACCTACTACAAAAGAGGCAACGTTGAAGTTTGGGACTTCATCCGAGAACAAGGACTGAACTTCCACCTCGGTAACGCCATTAAATATGTCTGCAGAGCTGGTCACAAAGAAAGCCGGACAGAAGATCTTAAGAAAGCAATCCACTACCTTCAAAATGAACTTGAAAACGAAATCATTTCTCAGTCAGCAAGCAAAGGAGTTTCGGGCTGGTTTCCAAGTAACGAACAGTACGACTCCAGCTTCACGGA